GGCCTTCGCGCTGAAGGGGGCGAATACTGACCTGACCTCTGTCGCCTTGACGACAGGAACGGTGAGCACCACGCCGTCGGGCAGCACCGACATCGCAAACAAAAGCTACGTTGACACGGTGGCCCAGGGCCTGGACACCAAAGCGTCCTGCGTCGCAGCGACCACGGTCAACATCACGCTGTCCGCGCCTCAGACGATTGATGGGGTCTCTCTGGTGGCGGGTGATCGTTGCCTAGTCAAGAACCAGTCGACCGCTGCGGACAACGGCATCTACCTTGTCGCCGCAGGCTCGTGGACCCGTGCTCTGGACATGGACACCTGGGCCGAGGTGCCTGGGGCGTACGTGTTCATCGAAACCGGGACCACCCAGGCCGATACGGGCTGGGTCTGCACGAGCAACGCCGGCGGCACGATCGGCGTGACCGCGATCACCTGGGCGCAGTTCTCCGGTGCAGGATCTGGTGTCAGTTCGCTCAACTTCGGCACGACCGGCCTGACGCCGGCCAGCGCCACCACCGGCGCCATCACGGTCGCCGGCACCTTGGCGGTCGCCAACGGCGGCACAGGAGTCACCACCAGCACAGGCACGGGCAGCGCCGTCTTGAGCGCATCCCCTACATTTACGGGCACCCTAGCTGCCGCAGCAATTACAGCCAGCACAACCCTTGGAGTAACAGGCGTCTCAACCCTGACTGGCGGCGCAACTTCCCAAGCAAAAATAGAATCTACTCTTAATTTTGGAACTTTACCAAACGTAAATTTTTTAGCTACGTCAGGAAATACAGCGCAAGGGCTGACATCTGGGTATTCGTTTAAGTCTACATTTGTAGGCACCGGAGATAACGACCCGCGCAGATCAGCGGATATATGGTCTGGGTTTAGTACTAGTGCTTGGGGCACTGAATACCTTGCTTTTGGTGTCGGTATTGGCGTTGCAAATGATGGCGGGCTTATAACCACCGAAAGAATGCGGATTAACGGCGCCGGTACTGTTTCAATCACTGCTACAACTGAACAATCAAGCACGACTGGGGCTATGACGGTAGCTGGTGGTGTTTACATAGCCAAGAAACTGACCGCTATCGGCGGCATTTCAGGCGGCACATTTTAAGGAGCTACGATGGCAGCAACAGGCTTTACCCCCATTTCGTTGTACTACAGCACCACAGCGTCGGCTGTGCCGGTCAACACCAACCTCGTTGCCGGGGAGTTGGCACTTAATACCACTGACGAGAAGCTGTACTTTAAGAACGCAGCGGGCACGGTCAAGCTGCTGGCGAGCAACGGTGCAACGACCAACGTCTCGACCTTCTCGGCGGGCACCACTGGGTTTACACCGTCATCCGCTACGTCTGGTGCAGTTACCCTGGCAGGAACCCTGGCAATCGCCAACGGGGGCACCAACGCCACCACGGCCAGCATCACATCGTTCAACAACATCACGGGCTACACAGCCTCTGGCGCCACGGGAACGACCAGCACGAACTTGGTCTTCTCAACTTCACCGACGATCACCACCCCGGTACTGACCAACCCCACAGTCACGGCGTACCTTGAGACCGCCCCGGCCATTGCCAACAGCGGCACCGCAGTAACCCTAGCCCTAGCCTCTGGAACAGTCCTGAGCTACACGCTGACAGGCAACTGCACCTTCACCATGCCCACCGCCACAAGCGGTACGAGCTTCATCATTCGGTTGATTCAGGACGCAACGGGCAGCAGGACTGCCACATTTACAGGCGTCAAGTGGCCTGGGGGCACTGTACCGACGATCACCACCACGGCATCGACGGGTGTAGACATCATCAGCTTTGTCTGTATCGCGGCGGTTTGGTACGGTAACGCAGCCCAGGCGTTCGCATAATGTTTGCAGCACTTAATGCTTTCCTGACCCGCTCGGCAGCGGGGTACTTCCTAAGCAAGTCTCTGCGCTTCCGGTCTTCTGCAAGTGCGTATTTGAGTAAAACATATGCCGCTACTAGTAACAGGCAAACATGGACTTGGAGTGGTTGGGTTAAACGTGGTACTTTGGGAGGCGGTCAAACACTATTTGGTTTGAGCAGCAATGCGGGGTCTTCCGGCGTATTTACTCAAATAACTTGGGATAGCGATCAGTTAAGTCTCATATCTTTTAACAACAGTGTTGTAGAAGCCCGTAGAACCTCTACAGCACTTTATCGTGATCCAGCGGCTTGGTATCATGTTGTTTGCGTATTTGACACAACTAACGCTACCGCCGCCAATAGGCTTATGACTTATATTAACGGTGTGCAAATTACATCGTTTAGTTCATCTGTAGACCCAGCACAAAACTATAACGGTTATATTAACGGTAGCACTACGTTTCCTACAACTATTGGTGAATTAACGTATAGCGGCAATGTCAATTTCTTTGACGGAGAATTAGCAGAAGTTTATTTCGTAGACGGTCAAGCCCTAGCCCCCACAAGCTTTGGTGCATACAGCATTTACAACCAGTGGCTCCCCATCAAGTACGCCGGGACATACGGCACCAATGGCTTCTATTTGCCGTTCAGTGCTACTTCAGCAACGTCTTATGCTGGATCGTTTAACGGGTCAAGTCAATACTTGAGTGTAGCCAAGAACACTTTGTTTGAGCCAGCAGCGTCACAAGCGTGGACATTAGAGGCGTGGGTGTACCCAACGTCTACCACAGATGCACAGATTTATTTTTACGGAAGTCCTACTGTTGTTACGGGTAACGACATTGGTATTTATGCTGTTCTTGGCAATAGCAGTACATTTATTGGCGGCGGGTTTTATAACGGAACTACCGCATATGCCGTAAACACGTCAATTCTTGCCCCGCTAAACACTTGGACTCACGTTGCTGTAGTTTCAACAGGCAGTGTATTAACGGTGTACGGCAACGGTGTTAGCGGCGGGTCAGTATCAACCTCCTTGGCCCCGAATGCTCCAGCATTAGCCACTGCAAGAATTGGGTATTATGAAACTTCAACCTCTAGGTACTTCCCTGGGCAAATATCAAACGTCCGGTTTGTCAAAGGTACAGCGGTTTACACCGCCAACTTTGTCCCGCCCACTGCCCCACTGACAGCGATCACCAACACATCCTTGCTAACTTTACAAAGCGCCACTGTCGTGGACAACAGCGGAAATTCCCTTGCCATCACCAACACCGGCACGGTGGCTACATCTGTCCAGTCCCCGTTCTTGAACCCTAGGGTTCTCGTTGCAGACTCCAGCGGCAACGCCAACAACTGGACACCAAACAACATCAGCCTCACAACTGGATCAACATACGACTCACTGACTGATGTGCCGACACTGACCTCGGCTACGGTGGCGAACTATGCTGTGTTGAATCCTTTGACTTTGTCTTACGGGACACTGAGTGAAGCAAACCTGAAGTATGTAGGGAATAGTGCTAACCACGACATGATTGTTGCAACTTTGGCACAGTCTACTGGCAAATGGTATTTTGAAACAACGCTTACTAGTAGTACCTCAATGCCAGGGGTTGTAAACCTTAATTCTTATACGCCTAGAACAAATCCAACTTATCCGGGCGGTAATGCTGCATCATGGGGTTATTACCCTGATTCGGTACTTCCGGGAATATACAACAACAATATCAAAACAGATGCAGTTACAGCATCCGCAAGCGGCGATATTATTGGAACTGCTCTAGATTGTGATGCTGGAACAATATCTTGGTACAAGAATAATTCGTTATTGATAACCAAAACCATAGGGGCTGGAAATTGGGGGTTTGTTGTTGGGCATCTAAGTGCCAATTGTGTTGTTAACTTTGGTCAACGCCCCTTCACCTACACCCCGCCCACCGGCTTCTTGGCCCTCAACACGTTCAACATCTAATCATGGCAACTACATTTGCAGTACCTGATGGGCGAGTGGCGATGGCTGCTACGCTGTATACGGGGAATGGGTCAACGCAGAGCATCAGCAACGCTGTTAATGCTGTGTCGTTTCAGCCTGATCTGGTGTGGGTTAAGGGGCGCAATGAAGCGTTCTATCACAGGCTTACGTCAAGTCTGCAATCCCCGCCTAATTACATGTCGTCTAATGCTACAGACGCAGAGGGTTCGGTTAATGGCACTATTTCTGCAATTACGTCTACAGGCTTTAGCGTCAACATAAACGGTGGCACAGGTGGCACTAACTCAACAGGGATTAACTACGTTGGTTGGCAATGGAATGCTGGCGGTACAACGGTAACCAATGGGGTAGGAACTATATCGTCTCAAGTGCGCGCTAACACCACTGCTGGGTTCAGTGTGGTGACATACACGGGCACAGGGGCTAATGCTACGGTGGGGCATGGGCTGGGTGTTGCTCCAGCATTCATTATCTTTAAGGGAAGAACCAACGTAAGTAACTGGTGGTGCTACCACAGCGGATTAACAAGTGCTGCGTACACAATTTCTTTGAACCAGACCGCAGCGCAGAGCAATAGTCCAACGTCATTCCAAAGCACAGCGCCAGCATTAACTGTTTTTTCTATAGGTACTGATGGCGGGACAAATTCAACAGCAATCCCAACGGTCGCATACTGCTGGGCACCGGTAGCAGGTTACAGCGCATTCGGGTCATACACGGGCAATGGTAGTGCGGATGGGCCGTTTATCTACACTGGGTTTAGGCCACGGTGGTTGATGATTAAACGAACAGACGCAGTGCAAAACTGGATCATTGTTGATACGTCTAGGGATACTTACAACGTAGCAAATAAGCGGTTGTTTGCAAACCTTTCAGATGCTGAAGATACTGGCATTACAAACTACATGGACATGGTGTCAAATGGGTTTAAGTGTCGGGACTCTAACGTCTCATACAACGCATCCGGTGGCACATATATTTACGCAGCCTTCGCCGAAAATCCGCTGAAGTACGCAAACGCCCGATGAACCTACCCCAACTCCCCACAGACAAGGCAAACCATGCGATCTATGGTGCCGTGATCTTCGACGCTTGCTTCTTGCTTACGCGGAGCTTGCTTGTCTCTCTTTGTGTGGTGGCTGTAATTGCTGTCTTCAAGGAGGTCAGTGATGCGTTTATCAACTGGCGAGCAACAGGCGATGCCATGCACGGCCCTCACGGCGTGGAGTTCCTAGACGCTGCCGCAACGTGCTTCGGTGGCGTGCTGGCAGCTTTACCGCTGATGATCCTACGCCACTAAAATACCCCGCCAGGATCCCCCATGACCACACCGTCCTACGTCCTCACCTACGACAGCCTGAACAGCCTCGTGCTCCAGTACCTGGAGCGCAGCGACCCGGCTGTCATTGCGTTCATCCCTACCGCCATCACCATGGCGGAGTTCGAGATCGCCCAGGAGATCAAGACGCTGGGGCAGATGGAGGTGGTGGACTCGACGATGACCATCAACAACCCGGTCATCGCCAAGCCGGCACGGTGGCGCAAGACGGTGTCGATGACCCTCACCACGGCCACCGGGGCCAAGCAGCCCATCTTCCTGCGCAAGCTCGAATACCTGAGCTCGTACTGGCCCGACGTCACCGCCACCGGCACGCCGCTCTATTACGCCGACTACGACTACGACCACTGGTTCATCGCGCCGACGCCTTCCGCGGCATTCGCCTTTGAGGCGCTCTGCTACACCCGCCTGCCGCCGCTGTCGTCCACCAACCAGACCAACTGGCTGACCCAGAACGCGCCCAACGCGATGTTGTTCGGCACGCTCAAACAGACCGCGCCCTTCCTCAAGGACGACACCCGGCTGGTGGTGTGGGCGCAGCTCTTCACCGAGGCCATGACGGCGCTCAAGTCTGAGGACGCGCTGCGCATAGGCGACCGCCAAACCGTTGCACAGGACTCCTGATGACCACCTACACGAATCCGTTCACTGGTCAGACGATCAGCCCGTCCCAGGTCAGCTACGAGGCCCTCACCATAAGCGTCGACACGGCGCTGGAGTGGCCCATCAACGGCAACCAGGGGGACGTGGCGAGCGCCATCATCGACGTCACTGCGACCGTCGCCTCGCTCAAGCTGGAGCTACCGCCGGCCACCCAGGTCTCGACAGGGCAGTCGGTGCTGGTGCGCAACGTCGGCGCCAACACCTTCACGGTCACCGACACCTCGGGCAACACGATCATCGCGATCGCCTCCGGCATCGCCCAGTTCATCTTCCTGACCAGCAACGCGACCCTCAACGGCACCTGGGCCTCGGTGACGTTCGGTGCCGGTACATCGACAGCCAACGCCTCGGCGCTGGCCGGGTACGGCCTGACCCCTATCAACCTGACCCTGAACCAAGCGTACCCGGTCACGACCCTGTACTCCAACGCCACGTTGACCGCCACGAGCCGGGCGCAGTTCCTGGTGTGGGGCGGTGGTGTGGGCGCCATCACGCTGCCCCCGGCGACCACGGTCGGCAACAACTGGTTCTGCAACATCCGCAACAACGGCACCGGCATTCTGACGCTGACGCCGCAGGGCACGAACACGATCGACGGCAACGCCTCGCAGCAGCTCCAGCTCACCGAGTCCCTGGTGATCGCGTCCAACGGCACGGACTTCAACACCTTTGGCTACGGGCGCTCGAACACCTTCGCCTACACCCAGCTCCTGCTGGCGGTGACCGGTGGCACCACGACCCTCACGTCGTCCCAGGCGTCGAACACGGTCCAGGAGTACACGGGGGTCTTGGCCTCGAACCAGATCATCGTGGTGCCCTCCACGGTGCAGCTCTACTCGTTCACGAACAACACGACCGGGGCCTACACGTTGACCTTCAAGACGGCGGTCGGTGGCGGCGCAACGATCGTGGTGGCGCAGGGCAAGACCGCGATGGCCGTCTGTGACGGCACCAACGTCTACAACGCCAACAGCACCGCCCAGGGCACGATCAGTGCGCTGACGCTTGATCCAGGGTCCGCCGCTGCGCCGCCCTTGAACTTCACCTCGAACCTGACCACGGGCATCTACCTGCCGGCGTCGGCGCAGATCGGGTTCACGATCGCCGGGGCCAACGCGGCCACACTCAGCGCCTCCGGGCTTGCGGTCCCAGTGGGCATCGGCGGGGGCACGTTTTGACACAGAAGGTCATCTCAATGACGGCCCTCCCGGGCCTGCAACGGGATGGGACGGTGTTCGCCAGCAACCGGTACAACGACGGCGAGTGGGTGCGCTTCCAGCGCGGCCTGCCGCGCAAGATGGGCGGGTACACCGGCTCCTTCTTGAACGCGACCGGGATCTCGCGTGGCATGCACATGTCCGCCGCCAACGGCCTGAACTACGTGGTATCGGGCTACAGCGCGGGCCTGGAGCAGTGGGTCACTGACACGGACAACGGCATCGGCACGGGACCCTACGCCTACTCCCTGAGCAACTTCACGTCCAGCGCCGTGAACCTCTGGCAGTTCGACATCGGGTACGACTCGACCGGCAGCGCGACCAACAACTTGGTGGCGCACCCAGGCCAGAACCTGAACGCCATCTCGTCCACGGTGAACACGCCCGTGCTGCGCAGCGTCTTCCCGGGCACCCCGGGCAGCCTGTCGATGACCAAGGTGGGGGTGTTCACCGCAGCCGGCAGCACCAACAGCACGACCACCTTCACCCTGGCGGCGCTTAACGCCCGCGTGGGCCCCGGCCAGACCATCACCGGCACGGGCATCCCGGCGGGCACCACGGTGGTCTCGGTGACTCTGCTGGCGGTGGTCATGTCGGCCGCGGCCACCGCAACGGGGAGCATCACGGCCACGTTCGACAACAACATCGCCGTGTCGGGCGGCTGCGTGGTCCTGCACCCGTACCTCTTCGTATACGGCAACAACGGACTGATCCAGAACTCCAGCGCCGGTGACTTTGACAACTGGGTCTCGGCGGACGCCAACGCCAA